TTAAGATAATTTTAGTGCTTTTCTAAAATCATAAGTTTGCAATTGTTGCATTAAATAAAAATCTGTAGTTTGGATATAAGAATTTTTTGTTGTCATTATGGATTCGTGTCCCATTAAGTCCATAAGATCCATATCACTTATACCAGATAGGTGGGCGATAGTTGCAAATGTATATCTACATTGTTTGGGTATAGTTTTTTCTAATCCTGCTTTTTCTAGTGCTTTATTAAATATACCTTTTCTAAATGTTTGATCGCTTGGGTGGGTAGCTTTTTTGTTTTGCCTATTAATTGTAATATTTTCTACTATATAACCTGTTGTGGATTCCTTTGCAAGTTCTAACAATATATCTTCTATTTTCTCATGGATAAACATAATTCTTTTTCTTCCCTTGTTTGTTTTTATTCCAAAGTCTGTAATCATTTTGTTTTCAAAATCTATGTTATCTACTTTTAAATTTCTATATTCTGATGTCCTCATTCCTGTAAATATCATTATTAAAACGTGCCTTGCATATGGATTGTAGGGGATAGAATTAAATAATTTATCAATTTCATCTGCAAAAAATATTGTTTTTTCTGGTTTTGGGTCTAACCCTTTTACTTCTAAAACTTTTGCTCTATTTTTGTCTACTAAATCGTGTCTTTCTGCAAAGTTATATATTTTATTTGCTACATGTTTTAATCTGGAGATGGAATCTTTTGAGTATTCTTTTCTTACTCTTTTCCCGTCTTCTGTTGCATAATAACCTTCTAACACTTTTGTGTTAATACACTTTTGTAATTGTAATGCTTTTATATCCATAATATTTTTATTCCAAAGAGATTTAAAGGATAAGAAAGCATCTTCGTAACGATCTTTTGTTTTTTTGGTTAGATTTAAAAAATCGTCTGTTTTTTTATATTCTATATATATGTCTTTAAATGTTTTGATATCATCGATTAAAGTGTAGGAATCTAAGGCGTTTTGAGCTTCTTTTTGTGTTTTAAAAAAACCTACAGTTTTACGATGTTCTTTTCCAGACGAATCGTAAGTGGCTGGTAATCTAGCCCGCCAAGGAGATTTTTTCCCTTTTACATGGGTTATGCTACCTTGTCCGTTCGCATATTTTCTTCTTCTTTTTGCCATTTGTTTTTCCTTTCTGGTACAAATAAAGTGCAGCAATTAATCTGCACTTTATTAGGGGGTTATAAAATTATTTTTGTTTAAATGTGTAATCTACACCACTACCAAATTGTGTTTGTAATCTTACATCGGATTCTGGTTTTTCTAGTGTATAGGTTATATACCAATCTGTGTTTCCGTCCTTTTTAACACTTGTATTTAAAGGGGAGTCATATTCATCAGGAACTTGTCCTTGTCCTCCGTTAAGTGTGTATTCTTGGTTTTCGTCTTCTTGAAATACTTTATAATCAAGCACAAAGGTCATCCAAGGATCAGAAGCTTCTTCTTGTTTGTTTGTAAAGTTTATAGGAATTACTAATATTTTGCTATCATCATATTTGGAATTTGTAATAAATGCATCGCCTGTTTGTTTATAAATAGCATTATTTGTTTCCCAATTAAAATAATTTTTTTCTTGGGTATTTCCTGGTTCTGCTTGGATTTCTTGCTCGTTTGTAGCTGTTTCTTCTTCTTTTTTCTCTTCTTGAATTTCTTCTTCGCTACTTTCTTCCTTGTTACTTTCTACGGATTGAGTTTGCTCAACTTCTTTACTAGGTTCTTCTTTTGTTTCTGTAGCGTTTTTGTCTTGTCCACAAGCTGTTAATATAAAGCTTGCAGCTAATAATATAGATAATAATTTACTTTTCATTTGTTTTCTCCTTTTTATTTTCACATTTTATATTAAAGTTAGTCCCCCATACTAACTTAATAGCGTATTTTAAGTATTATATTTTTCTAAAGCATAACTGAATAAATTACAACTTTACCAATGATACTTATATTATCTTCGATATTAAAAACTAAATCATAATAATAGTCTAGGGTAGAAGACGGCTTAAATATTAATTTAGAATCTTTTTTATAAAAATATTTGACGGCATATTCTCCATCTTTAGTTGAATATACAACTATATCACCACTTTTAAGATCGTTAATACTATCGTAGCTTATTACACCTATAGTTGAACCGTTGGGAATTATTTTATTCATCGATTCGCCGTTTACTTTAAGGAAGAATAATCTTTTGCTTCCTGCATAAGATCCAAGGAGTTCATCTGGTACATAGATATTTGGGACGTCTTTCATACCTTCTATATTTACTGGTGATCCTGCTGATACGTAATCGTCTATGTAAGGGTATTTATTCATTGTTACTGCTTGACCTAGCATTTCTACTGTGTCGTTTTTTTCTCCTGTTAATTCTGATATTGAAATATCATAAAGACTTGCTAGTTTTTTCAAGTTATATAAAGGTGGAGTTGTTTTTCCTTGTTCATAGTAACCATACGCACTTGTAGACATATTTAATTTAAAGGCAACATCTTCTTGTTTAAGTCCTCTATCTTTTCTTAATTGTTTTAATTTATCTTTTATTTGCATTATAATCACCTCTTGACTGTATTTTACAATTAAAAATGGTATTATACAACAATTAAAACGTGTTTTATATAAAAAATACAAGTATAAATTAAAAAAATATTTGACAAATACAATTAAAACGTGTATTATATAATTAACAAATCAAGAAAGGGGGATTGAATGAGTAAAGAAGACAATAAAAAAGATGATCAACTCATAAAATTAGCTTTAGCTACTGCGGTAATCAGTTTAATAGATAAGCTAATTGAGTTAATCATCAAAATAATAGATATAGTTAGGGCATAGCCCTACTATATCAATACTATACTCATTCTATAGAAAAAATGAAAGATGATAGAAATAAACTTTCAAATGTTTTAAAAATTATAATTGGTTTGAATATTTTTAGTATTTTGTTAAGTTTGATTAATTTTTTTAGGTAGGAAGGGGATATATGGAAGAAAAAGTTGATAATAAAGAAGTTGAAGTGCAAATTAAGTTGAAAGATGGATGTATATCTATTGAAAATAAATCAAATAATATAATAAGGATTGATTCTTACGGAAATATTGAGATTATAAATAAGAACTTAGATAGAAAAGAAAATAAGGACAATATTAAAGAATATCGTCCCTATATCACTTTTGAAAAATATTAATTATGAAATTTTGAATCCGTTTTGCTCGAGAACTTCCAATGTAGCTACTATAGAAATATTTACACTAGCCTTTATAGTTTTGTAAATTGATTCATATATAGCTTTTGATTCATCTGCATTTAAGCTTGAATTTTCAAGAGTTTTCTTGATTTCTTTTAGGTCGGCTGATAGTTGTGTATCAGAATTTGAGCTATTATCTAAAGAAGAATTGATCCAATTATTAATGTATTTTGCCAAGTCTTGATTCATAGGGCACCTCCTTTCTTGTTTGATAATATTATACTTAAAAAAATAATTATATACAATATATTGTGGAGGAAAAAATGGGAAATACTACGAGTAGTAGACTAAAGTTTTATAGGAGAAAAAAAGGACTGAGCAAAAATAAGGTTTCAAAAATTTTAGGTTGTCATATTAATACTTATTATTTGTATGAAAAGGGCGATTTGGAATTGCCTGTAAGATATGCAAAAAAACTTGGTGAATTTTATGAAATTGATTGGTGGTTGTTATATGAAGAAAAAAGATAATAAAACTTTTAAAAAAGGAAAAGATAAAAAAGAGCCTTTGCTTGTTAGGCTCAGGCTCGGAAACAAAACTTTTACTAATTATCTTCGTACTGTTTGTAAAAATCGTTGAGCCAATCATCAACAGTATAGGATCAGGTAATTAAAAAGGAGGAGTAATGGATTTATTAATTCTTGTAATGTTAGTAATACATTTGATTATGAATTCTATTATTTTATTTAGACTTAATAGGGATGACTGAGAATGATTTTTCTTTTGAAAAGAAAGTAAGCCTTTCATTAGCAGTGATTTTTATTGTTGTTTCTGCGTTAATCTCATCAAAATAATAGGTTAGATTTAGATAATCATTTGGTTTGATTATTAAGTTAGATGTTTCTGATGGATATTCGTAAGATTGGGCATATTCAGGCATTGTGAATGAACTTACTAAATCACTTGTATTAAGCAAGTTCCCAAACAAAGGGTCTTTTGGTTTTGGCTTTGGTTTATTTTGTTCTGATTTTTGCTTGTAATAAGCGTCAATATCAAAGTTATCTGGATAATATTTACTTTTTGTTTTGGTTGAAAAGAATTCTATCTTATTGATTAAAAGTGATTTTATTGAATTGTTGAATAATGAAAAATTGATTCTTATTTTATTTGAGATAGGTTCATATTCTACATCAGTTATCGTTATTTCAAATCTATTTATTTTATTAGATTTTATAACTGAATAGATTGATAGAAAGAGGGCTATTATTGAAATAATTGTAGATATTATTTCTGAATTATTTTTTAAAAATGACATAGTTTTCTCCTGGGTGTTTTATTTATATTATACCATTGGAGACTAAGAAAAGATTTAAGGGGGTGGTTATTATTGTGAACAATATTAAATTATTAAGGGCTTATAAGGGTGTAAGTCAAAAAGAAGTGGCTGATGCAATAGGTATTAGCCAACAAACATTAAGCAAGGTTGAAAATTCAGACAATATGAATTTAAAGACTGCAAAGAAAATTGCTGATTATTTCGGTGTTGGTTTAGACGATATTTTTTTAAATAAAAATACAATTAAAACGTGTTTTGAATAAAATATAGACGAACTTAAACCTATATTAATTGTTAAGGAGGAAGAATGAATGAAAGATTTAAAAATTTTTAAAAACAATGAGTTTGGACAGATAAGAACTGTTATAGATGAAAATAACGAGCCTTGGTTTGTAGCTATAGATATATGTAGTGCGTTAGAACTAACTAATCCAACAGTTGCTGTCAGTAGATTGGACGATGATGAGAAGGCTAAGTTCAACTTAGGGTTATCTGGTGGAGCTACTAATGTGGTTAATGAGTATGGATTATATAATTTGATTTTAGCAAGTAGAAAAAAAGAAGCTAAACAGTTTAAAAGATGGATTACTCATGAAGTCATACCAGCTATAAGAAAAGACGGTGGCTATATGCTAGCTAATAAAAATGATAGTGAAGAAGAAATTATGGCAAAAGCCGTTCTTATTGCACAAAAAAGCATGGAAAGATTAAAGCTTGAAAATAAACAAAAAGACCAAATAATCGGTGAGTTAAAACCAAAGGCTGATTATGTAGATAAAATTTTACAAAACAAATCTTTAATAAAGGTTAGTGCTATAGCAAAAGATTATGGAATGAGTGCTCAGGAAATGAATAAACTCTTACATGAGTTAAGAATCCAATATAACCAAGGCGGACAATGGCTTTTATATGCAAAGATACAAGATAAGGGATATACAAGCTCTGAAACTCACTCTTACCAAAAGAAAGATGGAACTACAGATGTAAGGCTACTTACTAAGTGGACACAAAAGGGAAGAATTTTCTTGTATGACGAATTAAAGAAAAATGGCTACTTACCAATGATAGAAAGGTAGAAAATATGAATATTAGACAATTAAAAAAGATTTTAGATAAATATGACGATGATACAAGAATAACAATTTTTATAGAAGCAGAAGATATACAAGATGTATTTGAATTTGAAGGTGTAGGAGAGATTGAAAATAAAAGTGCAATATTCTTTTACGGTAAAGAATTTGATCAAGTGGAGTAGGAGGAAGAAATGGAAAGCATAATTGGAATATCAGAAGCTGCAAAAAGGCTTGGCAAGGGGGAGCAACAAGTTAGAGAAATGTTAAAAAATAATAAATGCACATTTGGTATTGCATATAAGAGAGAGGGGTCAACAAGACACACATACAAAATTGATAAAAACGCACTAGATAGATGTTTAAAAGGCGAACAAAATTTATTTAAAAATTAGGAGGAAGTTATGGAAAATAAAAAAGTTAGAAAAAGAAGCGAAGTAAAGGAAATATGGGACGGAACAAAATATACAAAACTAGATTTGATACTAGCAGCAAAACCTGAAAGAGATAGAAAAAGAGATCGTATGTTTTTAATATTTGTAAGTCTATTAAGCCTAATATTAGCGTTATTCGGTAGGAATGAAGTTATACAAACAAGCGGGATATTTACAATGTTTATAGCTTGCATAGGGTCAATTAGGGCATAAAAATAAGCCGACGCAAATCGGCTTTAATGAAATTTGTTTATGGAACTATTATACATGATTTGGAGAAAAAATGGAAGATATAAAAGAAATTATAAAAGATTGGAAGACTGAATTTATAGAGAAAAGAATTATTCTTTTGGAAAAAAATGGTGCAAATTTAGATAATAGTAATTTTTTAAAAGCATTAGATAAGGAACTGGAAAGACGAGATAGGCAGTTGATAGCAATGCTCGGAGATTTATATGAGGTGTAAAAATGATAGAGGTTAAATTTAAAGTCCCAATAAAGGCAAGAGCACAGGTAGCAGCTTATGAAGATAGTGATCCTGATGATATCTTGCAAGCGATAAAAGATGAAATACTTATGTGGGACATAGAAGATGTAGAAAAAAGCGATATTGAAATTGAATATGACAGCATAGAAGAAGTGGAAGATTATTGATAAGTTATGAAAAATATTGCAAATATTACCAAACTAACAAGAAAAGAATGGCTAGAGTTAAGACGTAAAGGAATAGGCGGGAGTGATTGTGCCGCTGCTTGTGGTCTTAATCCTTGGAAGAGTAAGGCACAATTATTTTTTGAAAAGACTGGGCAAATTGAAGGCTCTTTAGAAGATAATGAGATTTTAAGGCAAGGGCGAGACCTTGAAGAATATGTGGCAAAAAGATTTTGTGAAGCGACAGGAAAAAAGGTAAGACGAAATAATTTCATGATGGTAGATAATGAATATCCATTCATGCTTGCTGATATAGACCGAGAGGTTGTAGGAGAAAAAGCAATCCTAGAATGTAAAACAACAAGTCCTTATGGAAAAAGCAATTGGGAAGATGGAGAAATACCGATCCAATACGAACTCCAATGCCACCATTATATGGCAGTAACGGGGGCTGAGAAATGTTATATAGCTTGTCTGATATTTTCAACTGATTTTATAATTCGAGAAATCAAAAGAGACGAAGAAATTATAGACATGATAAGAAAACAAGAAGGGGAGTTTTGGAACGATTATGTACTAGCAAATGAAGTGCCAGCACCAGACGGAACTAGTCTTTATGATGATAGTCTCAAAAAACGATTTAAAGGTGGCATAGAAGAAACAAAAACAATCGAGATAGGCAATGATACCTTTAAGGACTATATCGACCGTAAAAGTTTAATTAAAGAACTAGAAAAACAAAATAAGGAGATAGAACAGACGATAAAACTCCAAATGGAAGATTTTAATTATGGAGAAAATGAATTTTTGACTGTATCTTATAAGCCTTATATTTCTAATAGATTTGACAGTAAGAAATTTAAAGAAGACGAACCAGAACTTTATAAGAAATATGTAAAACAGAGTGAAGGAAGAAGATTTTATTTGAAGGAGAAAGTAAATGAATAAAAAAGATAGTAGGAATGGCGGCGAGTTATTGAACGAAATGTTGTTAGAGATACTAAAGAGTTCAATGCATAAAATGCTAGATGTTATGTGGGATGGCAGCGAAGAAAAATTGATGGAGAATTTTGAAATGACAATTAGTAAACCATTTAATGAACTTCATCCTACACTTTTTGATTCAATGCTAGTAGCAGGACTGGCAGGGGCTGTTCTAGCTGCGAAATACGGAAAAGACGAAAAAGAGTTGATGAATATATTGAAAAATAACGACGCACTATTTGTAAAGGAGATTAAGAATGACTAACGCAAAAAACGCACTAAAGAAAAATGCACAAAACAAAACGCCAGCACAAAGAAAACAAGATACGGTTAGGGGATTGCTTACAAGTATGAAAAGCCAAATTCAAATGGCTTTGCCTAAGTATATGCCAACAGAAAAGTTTATTAGGACTGCACTTACTGCAATTAATTCAAATCCTAAGCTTGCAAATTGTGATTCTACAAGCTTACTTGCAGCAATAATGAATTCGGCTCAACTAGGGCTTGAATTTAATACTCCACTTGGGGAAGCTTACTTAATTCCTTATGGGAACAAAGTTAATTTTCAAGTGGGCTATCAAGGACTTTTAAAGCTTGCATATAATACTGGACAATTTAAAAGAATAACTGCAAGAGAAGTAAGAAAAAATGAAGATTTTTATTTGAATTATGGAACAGGAGAAGTAAAGCATGAGCCTTGTTTAGCTGGAGATAGTGGAGATGTTATAGGTTACTATGCAATTTACCAAACCAAAGACGGTGGTCAAGATATTTTTTATATGAGTAAGGCAGATGCCGAAAGGTACGGAAGAACATATTCAAAAACCTATAACAACGGACCTTGGCAAACAAATTTTGATTCTATGGCTAAAAAGTCAGCACTTATTCAAGTTCTAAAATACGCACCTAAAGCGATTGAAAGTAATAGTTTGGTTCAAGCTACAAGTTTTGATAATGCTGAATTTAAGGACTATAAAAAGCAAGATGACGGATCAATTGAATTTGATGTTGATTATGAAGTGGAAGTTGAAGAAGACAAGAAAGAAGCTCCAAAGAATGTAGACAAGGAAACGGGAGAAATAAAGAGTGAGGATATAGCTCAAACGGGATTTTTTGAAGATGGGTTTGAACCTGTAAGTGAATAGGTTGAGTTTTGAAGAAAGGAGGTGCTGATGGCTAAAACAATAATTGAACGTGAATTTTGGAATGATGAACAAATTATTGATGAGTATAGCCCAGAGGACAAGTTATTTATGATGTACTTGTTGACTTGTCCGAGGGGCAATGCCCTTGGGATATTCAAGCTACCTATAAAGCTTATAGCTTTTGAAATAGGCTACAGTCCAGAGGCTGTAAGAACTTTAGTAGATAGGTTTATGAATAAATACAACCGAATTAATTATGATTACAAGTCCCAAGAAATAGCAATTTATAGAGCCTTAAAATATACAGTTTCTAAGGGCGGAAAGCCTATTGAAGATATGATGAGGCAACTTTTATCAGAAGTTACGGTTACAGAAAACATAATTAAGGTTCACAAAGTTATGTCAGATTGGTGGTTAAAATCTAATAGATCAGTAGACAAAATGATTAAGTCTTTGATGGAAGAAGAAATAGAAAAAAGAAGTGCTATATCTAATGTTAATGTTAATGTTAATGATTATGTTAATGATAATGTTAATGTTAATGATTATACGTACCCCGTATCGTACCACGATACGTCAGAAGTTGAAGATTTCAACACTCCAAGTAGTAAAGATGAATCGTGTAACGATAGGGAGGACGATACGTCTAGCGATACGTGGAATAAAAAAATAATAAGTGTTTGGAATTCTCTTGATAAAAATATCCCCAGAATACAAACATTAAATGCAAATACACAAAGATATAACATGTTAAAGGCAAGGATAAATGAACATGGTTTGGATACTGTAATTAAAGCTATTAAAAGTATTGATCAAAGTAAATTTCTTAAAGGATATGTGAGTGATTTTAGGATAACTATTGATTGGTTTATTAAACCTAATAATTTTATAAAGGTTTTGGAAGGCAATTATAACGACAAGAAACAAAACTCTAGTCTTAAAGATGAATACAAAAGTTATGCAGAGAAAGCAAGGGCAAAGAGATTTGAAAGAATTATGAATGAAAGGTAAGTAAATGAAATATTTAGTTAAATTTAAAGATGGAAGAAAAACAACTGTATTTTACGAAGGTAGTTTAAATAATATGTGTTTTGATGATATGGGTTATTTAAGGGGAGATAATTTTATTATAAACCTAAATGATGTAATTTATATTATCCCTTTTACAGGAGAAGAAGAGTAAATGAAATTTATTAGATGCAAGGACAAGGAAAATATAGAGGTTTTTATAAATTTGGAGAATGTTGCAAAGATTAATAAGAACAACCACAAGGAGAAAGGGTGTACTTATCACCTTTTCGTCCTAGATAGTGGGGAAGTAGTTAAGGTTAAGGCAGGAACTATTAAAAATAATTTTAATGTTTTAGAAGTTGTGAAGTAAACATTTAGGAGAAATGAATGATTGATAAAGTAGTAAGAGTAGATAATTACAAGGGATATATGTATTTCATAAAACACATTTACCAAGATAAAGAATACGACAATATTTTTAGAGAAATGTTAGAAGGAGTTCTTATGTCGACTAATTGGTATAACGGATATGTGATTTTACCAGATGATCATGAATTAGTTGATAAGTTTTACTGGGATTTTAAAAAAGAGTACGACATAGAGGTTCATGGAGGAATAACTTTTTCAGATTATTTGAGTAGAATTATGGATTTAGAGGACATGGATCTTGAAGATGGATATGTACTTGGTTTTGATTGTAACCATGCAGGGGATAATCCTGCACATTGCAACCAAGGATACGTAGAAAATGAATGTAAAAAGCTTATAGACCAATTAATAAATCTTGATGATTGCAGAAAAGATAATAAAAATGAATCGGAAGTTATTAGGAATATTGATTGCAAAACTAGATTAGTTGTTAAACATGTATTAAGTGATAAAGCCTTTTGGGTGATTGAGGAAAACCACGAGGGCGAATGGGTTGAAGTTTTAAAGATTTGTGAAAATCAAGCTGATGTTGATTCTGTTGTTAATTTTTATTTGGAAAATAGGAGAAGGAGTTTATATGAATAAGGTTTTGCTGATCGGCAGACTCACCAAAGATCCTGATTTAAAATATACACAATCGGGTATGGCAGTTTGCCAATTTACTTTGGCAGTAAATAAGAATTTATCTAAGGACAAAAAAGAGGAATTAGAAGCACAAAATAAACCGACTGCTGATTTTCCTAGAATTATTGTTTGGGGAAAGATGGGCGAAAATGCTAGTAGATATCTAAAAAAGGGCAGTCAATGTGCAATTGATGGATCAATTCAGACTGGATCTTATGAAGATAATAACGGTAATAGAGTTTTTACCACGGACATTGTCGCTCAACATGTCGAATTTCTTACTAGAACAATGCAGGACGGGGCGGATAATAAATCTAATACAAATAGTAGTCAAGGTTATCAAAATCAATCTAGAGGCAATTACGGAGCAAATAATAATGTTTTCTTTGATGATGATTTCCAAGAGGTGCAAGATGAGGGGAGGATTCCATTTTAGGTGAATTATGGAAAAATTATATTTTATGGTAACGGCAGATGAATTGGAGTGGCCTATTGCTGTTGGTAATAGTATTGAGGAATTAGCAAAAGACAGTGGTAAGAATAAGATGACTATTTATTCTAAGATGAGAAATCAAAGGAAAGGTTTAAATAGTAGAGGGTATAAGGTTGAAGTTGTGGAGGTGGAAGATGAAAACTAATGAATTTATAAAAAGAGTTGACGAGTTAGGGTTTAAGGCTCATAAGGGAGTTACATGTATAGATATAGTTAGTGATGGATTTACTGTTGCTAAAGTATCTACGTATCGAGTATATGTTATTAATTCTTTCTGTTTTGTAGATGTTGAATGGACAAATCAAGACAAACTTTTTAACCTTATTGTTGAGTATGCAAAGACTCCTATTGAGGATAGAAAGGAAGAAACTAGGTTTTATTTGAAACATAGGTATTTTAAATGTACTAACGGAGATAGTAGATATTTTCAAATTTATGAGTCAGATGGCACTCCATGGTTAAACGCTATGTATACAGTCATGGGGTATAAGAAACAATTCACCCTTAAAGAGATTGAGAATATGGGAGAAAAGTTTCATACAAATTTTGAAGACTTTGAGTTGGTGGAGGTTGAAGATGAGTAGTTTTTTTATTGATTTTGCTTTAGTTATTTTTTGGCTTGTAAGCTATTTTAGTGGAACAAATAAATTAAAATTAATTTTCGAAATAGTTTTATTCCTTTTTATAAGAGATGCTTTTAAAAAGGAGGAAGAGAGGTCAAAAAAATGACGCTAAAACCAACTAAAGATGTTAAAGAATATGAGAAATACGGGTTTAAAAAGTGTAAAGGTAGTTATGGCAAAAATGGTTGCTATTACTTATGCGTGGCTAAAGGTTGTAAAATGATTTTTCTAAGTAAAGAAATGATTGATATTATAGATTGGTCTGATAGCGACCCAAGAATACACAAAAGACCGAATTGTAGATATAGCGATACAAGGACAGCTTTAGATATTATTACAAGTCTTGCAATTAATGGAATGATTATGACAGAATATCCGATTATAGAATGGGAGAAAAAAATATGAAATATAAAATTACAGCAAATTTAGACTTTACTGAAGATGTTTTAGAGTTAGACGATGATTTAACCGAAGAAGAAGTTGAAAAAGAATTGTACGAGTATGTGATGAGTTTCTTTAGTTGGGATTATAGGGAGGTGGAAGAATGATACCTAAATTTAGAGCATATTTTAATAAATACAAAAGAATGATTTATAGCATTGGAGTTGTGAATGAAAACACCATTTTAGTTGATTTTAATGGAGATGGAAATTTAGAAACTATATTTCTTACAAATGATATAAGTTTAATGCAATCTATAGGTTTAAAAGATGAAAATGGAGTGGATATATACGAAGGTGACATCGTGGAATACAGGGACGGTGAAGAATCGTTTAAAGGCGAAGTTATTATTAATTGCTTTGGAGCATATGTAAAAACTAAAAATGACTATATCAGATTTGAAGATTTTTCAGATGAAACTACTAGGCTTGCTGGCAATTGTTATGTAGTAGGAAATATTTACGAAGATCAAGAATTATTAGAAGAGGTAAAAGAATGATTGTAAGACTTTATTATGATGATTGTAGACACTATTCTGATGAGGATTATCCTTGTAAGATTATAAAAGCTGACAATGTAAATGATTTTTGGGATGATTGGTATTGTGATGATGATGTAATTAATTGCAGTAGCGAGAATAGTTCTTATTTGCAATATTTAAGAAAAGATAGAGTTATTGAAATTTGGATAGGAGAAGAAAAATGATATTAAAAATTAAATTTAATTATGCTTGTGAAGTCCAAGTTAGTGAAGAGGAAATGGTTAATATAAAAAAGAGTTTTGATGATGAGGACGTCATTTTTGAATTAACTGAAGATGTTAATGAAATATTTTTAGCTGATGATGGAAGAACAGAAGTTGGTATGATTTCAAATTTTAATTATGAGGTTGAAAAATGAGTGATAAAAAATACCCTGTAATGATGACTAGAAAAGAAATAGAAGTGATTAGTAGCATTATTGACTGTTATATTGAATCTTGTACGAAGAATAGCTATATTATCCCTGATTCAGATATAGTGTTGCAATTGAACTTGAAATTAAAATATAGAATTACAGATGTTAAGGCAGAAGAAGCATTTGCGAAATTGATGGATATGGGGATTAAAAAATGAACAAGGAAGAATTTGAGAAAGAAGCTTATAAAAGAGGTTATAACACTAAAGCTTTAATAAAAAAGTGGATAGAATTAAATCCTAAAGAAGAATACATGGAAGAAGATTTAAAGGAAGTTTATTATTTTGACTATTTAAAAACAGATACAGGAATGAGACGTGTAGTTAATAGGGATGGCAGTAGTAGTTTAACTACAAAGAAATGGCAATACGATGAAAGACATTTATAAGGTGGAAGAATGTATACAATCAAAGTTGTTTTAAAAGAAGCTGAAAATGGAGCCGATACTTTTATAATAGGAAGGGTTTTGCATTATGAAATTATGGAACATTTTAGAAGAGAGGGATTTCATAATATCCCCATAGGTGCTACTTTAAGAATAGAAGATTACGATGAAGGTGTTTGGAAGTTTGAATTGGATAAAATAAAGGAATGGAGTGTCGAATGAAAAAAAGCATTAAATATAAATTAATTAAAACGATTAAAAAAATATTTAAAATAAAAAGCCCTAGTGTTAACTATATGTGCAAGTTAGTGCCATTAGCTCAGTTGGTAGAGCACCAAATAAAAAGCCCTAGTGTTAACTATACGTCCCATTATGACGATGAAGAAAAAGGGAGAAAATTATAATGCAAAGATTAATTAAACTAATTGAACTAATTGAACAATGGGCTATTGATCGTAGCCTTGATAAAAAGGGGACTGTTGAAGGTCAGGTTATCAAGACAGCAGAAGAAGTGTCAGAACTTATCATAGCTATTAGTAAAAACAATGTTAAGGATATCAAAGATGCTATTGGAGATGTGTTTGTTACTTTGGTTGTAGGATGTTTAATTTGTGACCGTAGACAAAATTTATTAAATGCCATCTATCTTTTAAATAGATCTGAAGAAATAGGTGAATATGCAGATAAGTATGAGTATATAAAAAATCTGATGTGTGATTGTGCGTCTTTACTTGTTGACAAACACTACAATCAAGACATCCATATGCTACTTACTAGAATTATTATGGTAGCAGAGTTTTATGATTTAGAATTTATCGACTGCGTAGAAAGTGCCTATAGCGAGATAGCAAACAGAAAAGGTGTTATAAAAAATGGTAGCTTTGTAAAAGAGAGTGATTTGAATGAGAATTAGAAAAAATATTTACACCAAAAAAGATGTAGATATTATTAGAAAAACTGAATTTGAAGAAGGGAAAAACATAGGGCTTGATATAGCCCTGCAACAATTAATTGTTATACCCATGATGTTTTTACGAGATAAAGAGGGATATGGGGGAGGCAGATTAGAAAACTTTATTGATTATTTTAAAATGACTATGGATTGTTTAGATGATGATAGTGTTAGTTTAAAAGATATTACAGATACTTTGGAGAAAGAAACGAAAATTAGTTTTAAGGGGATTTTTAATGAAAGAGATTAGACCAGGCTATTATAAATCAAACGGGATTGAAGCTTTTGATGTAATAGATGCATTTAACTTTAATTTTAATATTGGTAATGCTTTTAAGTATATAGCTAGGGCAGGTAAAAAAGGTGATAAGGTAGAAGATTTAAGAAAGGATATAACATATTTAAATAGGGAGATCGGAAAGTGCCAAGATACAGTAAATATAGAGCAGTAAAAACTGAAATTGGCGGCATTAAATTTGATAGCAAGAAAGAAGCTAAAAGGTATAAGGAATTAAAGCTTCTTGAAAAAGGAAAGGCTATTTCTTGTTTAGAGTTACAACCGAGTTTTGAGCTTATTCCTAAACAAATTCATAATGGGAAAACTATCAGAAAAGTTGTTTATAAGGCTGATTTTAAATATTTTGATAATAATAAAAAGATATGGATTGTTGAAGATGTAAAAGGTTTCAAAACTGATGTATACAAGCTTAAAAAGAAGATGTTTTTGTTTAAGTATGGGAATGAGTTTAAATTTTTGGAAACATAAGGAGAAATAATGGTTTATAGGAAAAGAAAAAGCGTGTTAGAGGTCAAGAACGAGATTGAAAGGGAAAGTGTTAAGAAAAGATTAAAAAAATATAAATATGACCTAGATTATATCGATATGAAAATCGATAAAAGGAATAATTTAAGAGCAAGTATTGATGGTATTAAGGCTTGTATGTCTGATAGTGAAGCAGTCCAAGGTGGTGGGTCTACACAGGAAGAAAAAATAATAAAAGTTATTGATAAGATAAATTATATTGATAGGGAAATAGCGGAAATAAGGCTTGAAAATGCTGATATAAGGTATGCCCTTAAAAATTTAAAAGATGATGATTATAGATCTATTGTGTATCACATTTGGATTAACAACGATATGACTATGGAGCAAATGGGGAATAAGCTACATTTAAGTAAATCTGCTATTTGGAAGAAGTCTGATCATGCTTTAAAAGCTATTAATAAAATACTTAAAGAATATTAAATATAATTTAAGGTAAACAAGAAGTGAATGACAATCTTATCTTTAGATGATATATTATTAAGTGTTAAAATATAAGCCGTTATCAAAACGGCTATGGAGTTGTAAAGTTAACATTTTAGGCAGGTGGGAACCTGTCTTTTTTTTATTTAAATCTATGAGCTAAGCTGCCAAAACCTCCTTTCGAATTATTATTGTTTTAAAAAGTGCGTGTAAGTTATCTTTTATTTTTTTTTGGCAGCCTAGTTGATAGATTTAAGAAAGGGGTGATGTGCTTTGAAGAAATTGACAATTAAACAAAAGAAGTTTGCTGATGAGTACATCAAGACAGGGAATGCTTATCAGTCGGCTATAAATGCGGGTTATAGTGAGAATTATGCTAAAAATGCTACTAAGTTTTTATTGGAAAATAATGGACAGATTTCAAGTTACATCGAAGAAAGAATGAAGGAACTTGAGTCTGAAACTATTGCAGATCAAACCGAGATATTACAATTCTTGACTAGAATAGTTAGAGATGAAGAAAGAGAAGATGTTTTAGTTAATGTTGGAAACTTCGAACAAAAGATTCAATCTATGAAGATATCGGCTAAGGATAGGATAAAGGCTGCTGAACTTTTAGGAAAGAGATACGGCTCTTGGACTGATAAGGTTGATATGACTTTAGATGTGCCGACTATAATTTCAGGAGCTGATGAACTTGAAGATTAGCGATGTTTATTTGCCAGATATTGTTGGAAAAGGCTATGCAACTTTCTGGAATTACAAGGGCAGGTATAGGGTTGTTAAGGGGTCAAGAGCTTCTAAGAAATCAACTACTACTGCTATGAATTTGATTTATAGGATTATGAAATATCCCGAATCAAATGCTCTTGTTGTTAGGAAAACTTATAGAACTTTGAAAGATTCTTGTTTTAACCAGCTTAAGTGGGCAATTCATAGGCTTAAAGTTGATAGGCATTGGAAGTCTACTACAAGTCCTTTGGAGCTTACATATTTACCTACTGGGCAGAAGATACTTTTTAGGGGAATGGATGATCCTTTAAAAATTACTTCTGTTACTGTTGATAAGGGTTATTTGTGTTTTTTATGGATTGAGGAGGCTTACGAGATAATGGACGAAGCTGCTTTTGATACTCTTGATGAATCTATAAGGGGTGAAGTTCCTGATTATTTATTTAAACAGATAACTTTATCTTTTAACCCTTGGAATGAACGCCACTGGATTAAGGGGCGTTTTTTTGATGTGGAAAATGATGATGATATTTTAGCTATAACTACAAATTACAAGTGCAATGAATGGCTTGAGGAATCGGATAGAAAAGTTTTTGAGAGAATGAAGAAAAACAATCCTAGAAGATACCAGGTTGCTGGACTTGGAAATTGGGGAATTGTTGATGGATTAGTCTTTGAAAACTGGAGAGAAGAAAGTTTTGATTTAGAAGATGTTAGGAAATTTCAATCGGTATTTGGTCTTGACTATGGTTATGTACATGATCCTACGGCTTTTGTTGTTGCCTTTGTAGATTTTAAAGATCATAAGATTTACATTTGGGACGAATTTTACCAAAAGGCTATGACTAATGAAATGATAGCAAAGAAAATCAAAAGCTTAGGATATGAGAAAGAAAAAATCATTGCTGATTCTGCTGAACAAAAAAGTAATGACAGACTTAGGACTTTGGGACTAACAAGAGTTCAAGGGGCAAAAAAAGGCAAGGACTCTATTATGAATGGAGTTACTTATTTACAGGAGTTTGAAATTATTATCCACCCAAAATGTGTGAATTTTCTTACGGAAATATCCAACTACCAATGGGACAAGGACAAGTTTGGCAAGAATATTAATAAACCGATAGATGATTTTAACCACCTTTTAGATGCTCTTAGGTATGCAACTGAGGAATATCAATTTGGGAAAGGTGGCACTATTAAACTATTTAAAGGAGGTTTTATTTGATAAATACAAAAGCAATCGTTGGCGATTTTAAAGAATTTATAATTGATAAAGATGACCCTTTGGACCTTGAAAGTTTGGAGGGTTTTATTAATGCACATAAAAGCTTGGTAAGTGAAAGATACGAGCCTCTTTTGAATATGTACCAAGGCAAGCACAATATTTTATTTGACGAACCTAAACCACTTAACAAGCCTGATAATAAGGTGGTTATGAACTTTGCTAAGTATATTGTGGATACTCTTAATGGATATTTTTTGGGTATTCCTATTAAGATTAATCACGATAGTGAAGAATATATCAACAAGCTTACTGATATATCTGATTACAACAATATTGATGATGAGCAATACGAGTTAGCAAAGGATATGTCTATTTTTGGTGTTGGTTATGAAATGCTTTATTGTGATGAGGAAGCAGTCGAAAATATTTTGCATGTTAGTCCTCTTGAAACTTTTGTTATTAGGGATAATTCTATAAGAAAAAAGGTTAGGTATGGAGTGCATTATTATTTAGATCAAGATAAAAAATTAAAAGGCACTTTTTCTGATTCTGAAAAGATTTATTATTTTGAAGAGGGCAAGGACGGACTTTATATTTCTGAGGAATATCCTCATTATTTTGGTTTTTGTCCTATTATAGAATATAGGGAAAATGAGGAGTGCCAAGCAGCTTTTGAATCGGTTTATACACTTATAAATCAGATTGACAAGGTTATTAGTGAAAAAGCAAATGATGTTGATTATTTTGCTGATGCATATTTAAAGGTTGTTGGTGTAGAACTTACAGAAGAACAAGTCAGATTTTTAAAAGAAAATAGGATTTGGAACTTGTATAAAACATCAAACGAGGCTGATGGAACTATTCCTGATGTTGGATTTTTATCAAAACCCGATGCTGATCAAACGCAAGAAAATTTATTAAATAGGCTTGAAGAAAAGATTTATCAACTTTCTATGGTGCCAAATTTGTCTGATGAAAACTTTGGAACATCATCTGGTATTGCTTTATCTTATAAACTGCAAGGCTTGGATAATCTTTGTAAATCTAAGGAGCGTAAGTTTACTGCTGGTTTAAATACTAGATATAAATTACTCTGTAATTTGCCAAATTGGGGAGATAAGGAAGCTTATAAGGGAATTACCTATCAATTCACTAGAAACGCTCCTAAAAACGTATTAGAAGAAGCACAGGTTGTTAATTCTTTAAATGGATTGGTGAGCAAAGAAACTGGTTTATCTTATCTTTCTATTGTCGATAATGCCAAAGAAGAAATTGAGAAGATGAAAGAAGAAGATGAATTTGATACTGATATAGAAAAAGATCATAGCGACGATTGGAGCATGGAAGATGTCAACGACGAGCAAGGAATATTGGAGAAGGCGAGAGTACCAAAATCTTCTGAAATCCAAAAATAGAGATGAAAGGTTCGTAAAAGAACGAATAGCCTATATTTATAACGAGCTTTTAAGAAATATAAATAAAGAAATACAGGGGCAAATTACACGATTTTCAGATAGCCAGGGAATATCTATAAACGAGGCTAGAAAAAGGATTGAAAAGGCTGATGTTGAAGATTATAAGTATCTTGCAAAAACTTATGTAAAAGATAAAGATTTTAGTCAAAAAGCCAACCGAGAAATGAAGCTTTATAACATTACAATGCGACTTAATCGACTTGAAATGCTTAATCAAATGGTAAGGCTTCACATTATAGGGACTGGTTCAAAGGTTGAAAATGAACTTCAAGACCATTTGATAAAAGGCTCTATTTCTGAGTACAAACGCCAAGCAAGTATTTTGGGACTTAATATAAACCGAACAGGAATAGAAAGAAGGGCGAGATTTATTGTTAATCAAGATTATCATAATGCACACTTTTCCGACAGAGTTTGGAGAGATACAAGAGAATTATCGAGACGAATTGAAAGAAACATTGAATCGGTTGTAATTCAAGGAAAAAATCCTAGAGAGTTTGCGAAAAAGCTTAGGGATTTAGTTAGTAAGGATATTAAAAATATCACCAATGCTACTGAAAGATTAGCCTATACAGAATCTGGCAGAGTATGGATACAAACGCAAATAGAAGCATACAAGGACGGTGGTTATAAGTATTTAGAAATAATGACCGAGCCTACAGCTTGCAGGCATTGTAGTCCTCATAATGGGGATATTGTGAAGATATCAGAAGCAGTCGAGGGAGATAATATCCCTTTATGGCATCCTAGGTGTAGGTGTACGACTGTTGCACATTTTAAGGAGGAGTAGTGGTTTTAATACAAATAGCTTTAATAATACTAAAAGCATTGGGCTACATTAATTGGTCTTGGTATTTAGTTTTAGCTCCAGTCATAATAACTTTTTTAAGAGGTATGGTGGAAGGCTTACATGAGGGATATAAAAATATAGAAAAAACTATTAATGATTATGAAACTAACAATTAAATATTATCCAAAACTACCAAAAAGAAAGCGGATACTAATTAGAGATGGCGGTGCTTATGAGCAACACGCCCATTTTTTGTGCAAGAAAGACGCTTTAAATGTTAGAAGGTTAATAGATAGCAATAAGTATCCATACAACAAGAAATACAAAATAGCAATGCAAAGGATACTGACAGAAGAAGAATTTAAATCTCTTAACCGTAAACCTATGTATAGGAACGTTAATAAAGGGATTGCTAGGAGATAAAATGATAAGATTATTTGAAGCTTTTGCTGGTGTAGGAACGCAAGCCATGGCTTTAAAAAGAATAGATATTGATTATGAAGTAGTTGGGATAAGCGAAATAGATAAGTTTGCTTTAAAATCTTATGAACAAATACATGGAAAAGTAAATAATTATGGTGATATAAGTAAAATAAATCCCGATAACTTACCAGATTTTGATTTATTTACATACTCTTTTCCTTGTCAAGATATATCAATGGCTGGCAAACAAGCTGGATTTGGTAAGGATAGTGGTACAAGAAGTTCTCTTCTTTGGGAATGTGAAAGAATAATTAAAAATAAAAAGCCTAAATATCTTTTGATGGAAAATGTAAAAGCTTTGACTTTTAAAAAGAATATAGAAGGTTTTAATACTTGGTTAAAGACTTTAGAAGATATAGGATATAAAAATTATTGGAAAGTTCTCAATGCTAAAGATTATGGGGTCCCTCAAAATAGAGAGAGAGTATTTTGTGTATCTATACTAGGTGATGAAGAATATAAATTCCCTGAAAAACAAATACTTAAAACAAGATTAAAAGATTTTTTAGAAGATAAAGTAGACGAAAAATATTATTTATCTAACGATAGGGTTAGGCAATTGATTAAAATTATTAAAGATGATGATGTTATTGTTGAACCTAAAATCATTCAAACTCATACTGGGGGTAGGGTAAAACAACCTTGTATACCAATTAAAAATTCTACAAAGAAAGGTTATTTAAAAGCTTATCCTGGAGATGGTATAGATCTGATCAATCCTAATTGTAAAAATAGAAGAGGTAGAGTTCAAAAAGACAGTATACAGACATTAACTTGTGGTGATAACAGAGGTGTTGTTGCAGATGATTTAAGGATAAGAAAACTTACACCTTTAGAATGTTGGCGACTTATGGGAATTGATGATGAAGATTTTTATAAGGCTCAAAAAGTAAATAGCGATAGTCAATTATACAAACAGGCAGGTAATGCAATCGTAGTGGATGTGTTAGCTGCTATTTTTATGAATTGTTTAAAAGATGAATTAATCGTGCGTTAATCGTTCGATTTTTTTATTGTCCAAGCTTTAATGACGTAAAACTTTAAGGATAGTTAAGCATTACAACTTTAAATTATGGAGGTAAATATGGCAGAAGATACTAAAAACCAAGTTGAAGAAACTACAGAAGAAATTGAAGAAACAAAAGAAAAAAAGGCTGAGAATAAAGAGCCTGAAAAGAAATATTCTGATGAACAAGTAGACGAAATTATCAAGGAAAAGAAAGCTAAGTGGCAAAAACAACAAGATGAAAAAATAAAAGAGCTTGAAGAAGCCAGAAGGCTTGAAAAGATGAATGAAGATGAAAAGTTGCAATATAAGCTCAAAAAGTACGAAGAGGAAATTGCAGCATACAGAAAAAAAGAAAATCAATCAGCTATGGCAAAGGTTGCTAAAAATATGTTGGTTGAGGAAGGATTTAATATTTCAGATGATTTAGTCAATAACTTAATAACAGATGAGGCAGAATCTACAAAAGAAAATGTGAAAGATTTTTCTGACATGTTAAAAGACTTGGTGGAAAAAGAAGTGAATGAAAGACTAAAGGGCAAAAGTCCAGAAGTTAAAAAAACAGGTGTTAAGTCAAGCCAAGGTCAAAGAAGTGAAATTTTAGGTATTAAAGACGCTGTCAAAAGACGCGAGGCCATGCTTAATCACCCAGAATTATTTAATTAGGAGGAAATTATGGCAGCATTAGAAAATACTATGAATGCAAGCAACTATTTACAAGTTGCAGACCAAGATTTTGTCAATGTTTTTGGAAATCAAATCGAATCTTTAAAAGAGATGTTAGGGATTCAAAGAGCTACAAAAATGAATATAGGGGATACTATTAAAACCTACAAATCTTCTGTAACACTTGCTGATGGAAAAGTAGCACCAGGAGATGTTATCCCTCTTTCTACAACTAAAAGAGAACCAGACAAAACTTACACATTGGAATATAACAAGTATAGAAAATTAGTACCAGCAGAAGAAATCCAAAAAAGAGGATTTGCAGTTGCTGTTGCTGATACTGATGATCTTATGACAAGACAAATTCAAGAAAATATCAGAAATGATTTATTTACCCAAGTTAAATCTACAAAGAAAACAGCAGACGCCTTTGGGGTTCAAGATGGATTTGCCAAGGCTTGGGGAAATGTTAATACAGCATTTGCAGGAGAAGGAGCAGGAACTATTGTTTTTGTAAATCCTTTAGATGTATCTGATTATTTATCTAAGCAAAATATATCAGTTCAAACCGCATTTGGATTGACTTATTTAACAAACTTTATGAATACAACAGTAACTATTGTTACAAGCCAAATACCAAAAGGCACAATGTATGCGACAGCACCTGAAAACTTAAATCTTGCTTATGCAAATGTATCTGGTGGAGAAATCGGCAAGGCTGGATTTGGCTTTACAACTGATACAACAGGAATTATAGGAATTACAAGAGAAGTTGAAAAAGACAGAATGTCTGTATCAACTTACGCTATGTATGCAATTAAATTATTTGCTGAAAGAACTGACGGAGTTTTTAAATTTAATATTAAAGAAGCACCAAAAGAAGCTAGTCCAGCAGCATAGGAAAATAGGTGGTGAGTATGAATAATTTAAAAATGTATGAAAATTTAATAGGCGATATTGATAGGGACTTGATACAGTCAATCGAAGATTTGCAAAAAGCAAAAATGATTGATGTAATGAGTCCTTTTTTAGTCCTAAAAGAAATACCTGACGAGCTTAATTATATTCTTGTAGAACTCACCATCTTTAGATTCAACAAAATAGGTTCTGAGGGAATGACGAGTGAATCTAAGACAGCAGGAACTGAATCCTATGATCCAAATTATGAAGATAAATTACTCAACAAGTGCATTGACTATGCAAAAAATTCTAGTGGCCTACAAGCCAAATGGGGAGTGAAGCTCTTATGAGATTTGATACAAAAGTTATTTTTATCAAAAAGGGCGAAGAAAAATATAACCCTCAAATTGGCGGCATGGAAGCTACAGAAACAAGGGAAATAAAATATTGCTCTTATAGGTCGGTGAGCCTCAAAGAACAAAACGAATTATTTTCTAAGGTTGATGTTGGTGCAATTAGTTTGGTAGTTAAGGGAAAAAGTCCTGACTATGATTATGTGATTTTAAAGGATAAAAAATACAAGGTTTTAGCCAAGGAAGATTTTAGGCAAAAGACAGGATATATAGTGGGGGAAATATGAAGATATCTATAAAAGGTACTGATTTATTGACTAAGCACTTATCCCAAATAAAAGACCTTGAATTTGCAAGAAAAACTGTTAAAAAGCACGGGGCAAAATTGCAAAAGGCAATGAAAGACAACGCAGAGCCAGGAAAGATATTCGTTAAAGGATATTCTCACGGAGATACTAAAAGATCTATAGGATTAGAAACAATCGATAGTGGATTGACTGTTGTTGTAGCTCCTAATACTGAGTATGCAGCCTATGTTGAATATGGAACAAGATACATGGAGGCAGAACCTTTTGTGAAGCCTGCTTTAGATAGTGTAGAAAGTGGATTTATAGAGGATTTGGGAAAAATGGACAAGTGATGAATCAAGAAATATACGATCTAATTTTTAAAAGAATACAAGAGCTAGGGTATGACTGTTACCCCTTTTTACCAAAAGAGGGAACTGCATACCCTTTTGTTGTATTAGGAGAGGTCGACCTTAAACCGAAAGCCACTAAGTCTTTTTCTTTGGGTCAGGCCTCTATTTTTATACACATATGGACGAGAAAAGAATCGAGAAAAGAATGCGAAACAATGTGCCAAAAAATCAGTCTTGCTTGCCACAAGTTTACAGACCCACACGTCTGGATTTTGCTTGATGGCTCTACAAGAGTTTTAGCTGATAATTCAACGAATGACACTCTTTGGCATGGAGTTTTGAACCTAACTTATAAATTTTATTAAGGAGTGAAAAGATGATAAAAGCAATTTATGGAAAAGATAAGATCTTGATGTTTAGACTTTTAGAAAATGCTAAAAAAGAAAAAGCTACAAAATTAGCTTTGCAAACTGAACATACTTTATCATACGAAAACAACGTTGATACAACACAAACAAAAGACGGAGCAATTACATCAAACGGTGGAATTGAAGTGTCTTTGGAAATAAACGCTATCGCAAGCCACGACGAAGTAAATGAGATGTTAAAAAAATCAGTGGTTGAACAAAAAGTATTGGAATGTTGGGAAATCGACTTGGCAGGAGAAGCTAAAGAAGGAAAATACCCAGCTAAATATATGCAAGGAAAACTTGAATCTTGGGAAATGCCAGCAAATGTTGAAGATTTGGCTGAAATCTCTACAACAATGAAAATAGATGGAATACCACAAGATGGATTTGCAACTATAAGCAAAGACCAAGAAAAAGCAATTCTTTATGCTTTTAGAGATGTAACTATCTTTGATGACAAGGCAGAAACAACTGGAAGAGAAGGACACTAAAAAAGTGTCCTTTTTATTTTATAAATTTTAAGGAGATTATATGAATTTAACAATAAATGGAAATGATTATGAATTAAATTTTGGTCTTAAATTTTGTAGAGAGATATCAAAGAATAGATCAAAAAATACAAACGGCATTGATATTAGATTAGGAATTGAAAATGCTACAACTGCTTTATATACAGGTGATGTTTTAATCTTGCCAGAGCTTATAAAGGCAGCGACTGCAACTTTAGATAAAAAGCCAAGTGATAAGGATATTGAAGAATATTTAGATAATCACGAAGATTTAGGAAAGTTGTGTGATGATTTTTTAGAGCAATTGAAAACTCAATCAGCGACCAAGAAGAAAGCCTTACAAGTAGTGGAGAGCATGAAGAAAGCGGAAAAGGAAGAGGAAAAGAAAAACAAATAGAGCCTTTACTCTATAAGGACTTAATTATTGAAGGTTTGAGATATTTTGCCGAGAGCATAAAAGAACTTGAAAAAATGACCTTGGTTGATTTTTACACAATTTTTACTGCTTTTAGATTAAGAGAAATTGATAAAAAGAGAGATTTTATTGAGAATGAACTTTTAAAAAGAAAGCTAGAGGAAACTGAAACTAAGGGCAAAAAGACTTATTACGTGGTTAAAGATATTAAAGATGTCTTTGATTATGAAAAGGCTGAAAGAAAGGTTCTTGGAGAAGAAACGGAAGATGATGATACCTTTGATAGATTAAGAAATATCGCTATTAATGTAAGAAATTACGAAAAGAAAGGTGGTAAATAATATGAGTTATAGAGTTGAAGCCATTCTTTCGGCGGTTGATTCAGGATTTACCTCTAAATTTAATCAAGCTACTAAGGCAGTCGAGAAATTGCAAACACAAGCTGGAAAAGTAAGTGGAGTTGCTTCTAAGATTGGAAGTGCAACTGAAAGTATTGGGAAAAGTTTGACTACAAAACTAACTTTACCATTAGGTGCTGCTTTTACTTATGCAGGTAAGCAATTTTCAGAGTTTGAAACTGGACTTGTAGGAGTTGGTAAAACAACAGGTATGACTGGTGATGATTTAAAAGGTTTTGGAGATGATATTGCAAAAATGTCATCTGTTATCCCTGTATCGACAAAAGATCTTTTAGGCTTATCAGAAACTGCTGGGCAATTAGGAATCCATGGCAAAAAAGACTTGTTAGAATTTACAAGAGTTATGGCTGAAATGGGTTCTGCAACCAACCTTGCAGGAGAAGAAGGTGCCAAACAAATGGCAAGATTTGCCAATGTAATGGGAATTGATGTTGGTAAAAATATAAGACAAGTCGGAAACTCTGTAGTTAGGCTGGGAAATAACTTTGCTACAAGCGAAGCTGAAATAATGAATATGTCTTCTAGACTTGCTGCCTCATCAAGGCTTGTAGGGATAACAACGCCAAATGTATTGGGCCTTGCTACTGCGATGTCTGCTGTTGGAATTGAAGCAGAAGCAGGTGGAACTGCCATGTCTACAGTAATGACAAAAGTTGATAAGGCTGTAGCAAGTGGTGGTGAAAAATTACAAAACTTTGCAAAGGTTGCAGGAATGAGTGCAGAAGATTTTGCTGCTAAATGGAAATCAAAACCTACAGAGGCTTTAGAAGATTTGATGAAAGGTCTTGATAGTGCTTCAAAATCCGGTGGGAACATGAACCAAATTTTGGATATGTTGGGAATTAAAGGCGTAAGAGAATCTAATGCTGTTAAATCTTTAGCTCAAAACCATGAATTATTATCAGAGGCTATAAAACAATCAAATGACGCTTATAATCATGGAAATGATTTGGCAAAAGAAGCGGCAGAAGCTTGGAAAACTTTACACGCTAAATTAACGACCTTTAAAAATACTCTTGGAAATATAGCGAAGGATATATTTTCCATTGTTGCACCAGCTCTTAAAGATATGGTTGATAAGGTTAATGATCTTGCTTCAAAATGGTTTGATTTATCAGATTCTTCAAAAAAAGCTATAGGAGAGATGGTATTAAAAATCGGTGGTCTTTTGGCTGCTATTGGACCAGTTTTATTGATAGGTGGCAAGATAACAAAAACTTTATCTCCTGTTATTGGTGTTTTAAGTCAAGTCGGCAATGCCTTTAAGATGTTTTCTGGTAGTGCTAGTAGTGCTTTAAATAGTTTTACTGGGGGAGCTTTAAGCTCTTTAGCAAAGAAAACAGAATTATCAGTTTTAACTGTGGGTGCTAAGTTAGCAAAATTAAGTCCTATGGTAGGAAAAGCCGTATCTTTAGCAAATATAGGTATGCAAGCATTATTTCCTGCTGCTGTAATTGGTATAGCATTAGCTGGGCTTGGACTTTTGTATTCTAAATTTGGTACACAAATTGATAAATTATTAGAAGTTGCAAAAACAAAAGGCCCTGAAATAATAACTAATTTAGGAAATGGAATTGCAAGTAAAATTCCTGATTTTGTAAATCAAGGGGCAACTCTTGTTAATCACTTTGCCCAAGCATTGGCGGCAAATTTACCTGCTATTTTAACTGCTGGAACAAATATAGTAATTGCTTTAGTACAAAGTGTAGGAAATAATGCAGGTAAGCTTATTCAATCTGCTTTATTGGTAGTTGGATCATTTTTACAAGGGGTTATGCAAAATTTACCTAGATTAATAGTTGCTGGTGTAACTTTAATAGGTCAATTGATAGTAGGAATTGTGCAAAACATACCTATGATAATTGCAACTGCTGGAAGAATAATAGCAGGTTTTATTGATGGTATAGGACAATCAGCACCTCAATTATTAGGATCAGGTATAAAAATAATTTTTGAACTAATAAAAGGAATTGTACAAGCTATTCCACAAATTGTTTTAGCTGGAGTTGAAATAGTTATGGCTCTAGGTAAGTCAATCCTAGGAGCTTTAGGAAATATTGCTGGAAGTCTTGTATCTGGTGTTAAAGGATTTTTCAAAAATATATTTAGTCCAGGAAAAGAAGAAGCGACAAATACAAAAACTGATGTAGAAACAGAAATGAATAGTTTAAGCAGTACGCTTGATATAATGACACAGAGTCTTGGACCTAAATTCCAACAAAACGCAAATCAAGCAAAAATCGGATTTACATCAGAAATGGCAATGATGAGTCAAGAAACTCAAATAAAACTACAAGAAATGGCTAATGCTACTGGAATGAGCATGGATCAGATTGTTAGAACAGTCCAAGAAAAAGGCGAGCTAACAAAGGGAAACTTGACGATAAAAGCTTCTGAAATGAATACTAATGTATCAGGTCAAACAGACCAAATGGCTAATAATATGCTTAATTCTATCAGTCGTGGTGTTGATGGAGCTAATAGTAAATTTGATGGTTTAAATACAAAGTTACCTGCGGATGCTACTAATACAAACGAGGCGACATCAGGGCAATATGAAGATTTGGCAAATAGAATTACATCATCTACGCAACAAGCAAATACTGCTGTAACAAGTGGAATGGAAACTATCAATGCTAATTTTGAAATGAGGCTAGGAACTTTGCCAGCTAAGACAGATACTATTTTGATGAATGTATCTAATTCTTTTACAAATGCTTTTAATGCACTAGGCAAGGGAGTTGATAGCAATTTACAAAAAATAGTAACATCTTTTACATCTTCTATTTCTAGAATTAATAGTGTTTCTACGTCTGGACTTAGTAATTTAGCTAGTAGATTTTCTTCTGCATTTAATAGAATTAGTTCAACTGTTACATCAGGAACTAATAAAATTGTTGTTAGTATTTCAAATATGAATAATCGTGTTAATTCTTCATTTTCACGTTTTGCTAGTAGGTTTATATCTACTAACTCCAATATGTGGAATAGGTTTAATTCTCAATCTAAATCAGCTTTAAATAGAAATTATTCTGCCTTTTCTAGCAATATAAGTAAGCTACAAAGCAAATTTACATCTTATTCTAGTAGGTTAAAATCCTTAAATACTTCTATGTGGAATGCTGTAGTAAGTAAAACAAGACAAGCTGGAAATTCTATGGCAAGTGCATATTCTTCCGCTTGTAATAGGACAACAAGCCTTGCTAGTAGTATGAGAAATAGGCTTATATCGATTATGAACTCATCTGTAGGTGGAATGAGAAGTGCTGGATATAATGCTGGAATGGGATTTTATAGCGGACTTGCAAGCACAAGAGGCTCAATAATGGGGCTTGCTTCATCAATTGCGGCTTCTGTTTCTGCAAGAATTAGATCAGCATTAAGAATCCATTCTCCTTCCAGGGTTTTGATGAATCTAGGTTCTTATGCAGGTGAAGGTCTTGCAGTAGGATTAGAAAAATCTAAAAGATATGTTAACAATGCAGTCGATGGATTATCTAACACTATTAAGGGTGTAGATACTGGTTTAAATTCTTCTTTTAGCGATTTTAATACTAATAGCAAAGCAATGCCATTAGTTATTAATTTAAGGCTTGGAAATAATGAATTTAGGGCTATATCTAGGGATATAACCCAAGAACAAGGAAAAGATTTAAGATTGGAGGCAAACTTTGGGATATAAGTTTATTGATACAAACGAGGCTAACCTTAAAAGTTATGCCTCTATCCAAACTATTATTAATGGATTTAATTTAGATACAGAACTAGATGGATACAGAACTTTAAATGTATCTGGTAGGTCTGTATTTGGTAGAGATATTGAAACTTTAAAGTTTTCTGCAAGGAGAAATGCTGGATCTAAATCTACTAAAAGCAAATCTAATAAGGCTGGAAATAATAAGTTTTTTAGTTCTGACATTCAAAGTGTAGTTATAGAAGTTGAGTTTTTGTTGGAAGCTAAGACAAATGAATTATTTAGGGAGCTTTTATCTAAATTTACAACTATTTTGCACCAAGAAGAAGCGAAATGGACTTGGACTGATGACCCTACTTTTTATTACACAGGAACAATAACAGAAATCGGAAGTTTTAAAGAGAATAGAAATTCTGTGATTTCTACTTTTAAAATTCTTTGTGTAGATCCAATGAAAACAAGTATTGAAACTTATGTTTTAAAAGGAAATGGAAAAGAAATTGAAATGCCAGATTTTAAAGAAGAAATTGATATTTTAGAAATGAAATTTGTTTTGAATTCCGATTCTAATAAATTTACTTTTGAAAATATGAATGGAAATGGAAAAACTATTTTTTCTTATCTTTTTAAATCCAATAATAGGATTAATATTTTATTAGAAGAGCAAAAGTGCCTATTAAATGGCAGGAATTTAATGCCAGCTATGGACTTGATGAGCGATTTTGAAGACTTTTTTGTAAATCCAAAAGACACAATCCTCTTATCTAGTGCTTGTGATTATGAGATTAAGTACAAATTAAGGAGCTATTGATGTTATATTTATTTGATAAAAACGAAAATTTAATAGATGAGTTAGCTTCTGATGAAATTGAATCTTCAATCCAACATGAAGAATTAAATAAGCTGATGACCTTGGAATTTGCAGTATTTATTGATTCTAACGATAAGATGGAAGATATAGAGTATGTTGCCCATAAGGATATGGAAGATTATCAAAAAATACAAATGTATAGGCTTATTAATTCTGGATCGGACGACAATACGGTTAATTACCAAGCAGTCCATATAATCTATGATGAATTAAAATCTTATGGATATATAAGGGACAAAAGACCAGACAGGGTAAAGGCGAGTACAGCCTTAGATATAGCACTAGCAGGGTCAAGATGGAAAGTTGGTAGGGTAGATGATAGTGAACTATTATCTACAAATTTTTACGATTGCACAAGGCTTGAAGCTTTATCAAAAATTATTAAAACTTGGAATTTAGATTTACATTTTTACCTAACTTTTGATGGAAATAAAATAACTGGAAGATATATAGATTTATTAGGTTTTAGGGGAGAAGATACAGGAGAAAGATTTGTCTATGGATCTAATGCCCTTGAAGTTGTAAAAGAAGTTGATGTATCTGAGGTTTATACAAGAGTTATCCCAAGGGGAAAAGGTGAAGAAAAGGTAGATGAAGAAGGAAAACCGACAGATGGATATGGAAGAAGAATAAAAATTGATGATGCAGTATGGGAAAAAGCCAAGGGCGACCCAATAGATAAACCAAAGGGACAAGAATACCTTGAACTTAAAGAAATGACAAATAAGTTTGGATTTTCTGATGGCGAAGCAAGAACAAGGGTACAGATTTTTGAAGATATTGAAGACCCAAAGGAATTGATAAAGGCTGGATATAATTTTTTAGTAAAAGTTTCACGCCCTCTTGTACAATTTAAGACAAAAATATCTAAAAGATCGAGAACAAATGTTGGCGATATTGTAAGAATAATACGAAAAGATTTAGATTTTTATTACAGAACAAGGATATATAAGGCACATAGAAACTTATTGAATGAAACTTTAGAAGTTGAATTTGGGGATAAATTAGTCCAAAGTCCCGCCGACAGAGAAAAGATTGTTAGTGATAATCTAAATGCTTTAGAAAATAGGCTAAAAGAAACTGAAACTGACCTTAAAAGCTCTTTTGTAGATAAGGTAACCGACGGTATTACCCAAGCAACTTTTAATCGAGATGGATATAACTATGAGCTAAAAAAAGGTAATAAGTACGGACTACCAGCAGGATATTACAGCTTTGATAGGGAAATAGATAATAATCCACAAAGGGTGATATATGTTGGAGCAGGAACTTTAGCTATTGCCGATAGTAAAAAATCTAATGGAGATTGGAACTTTAGAACCTTTGGAACTGGTAAAGGATTTGTTGCTGATTTATTAGTAGCTGGAACTATACTTGGTGGAAATGTACGCTGGAATTTGGAAGATGGTACATTTCTCATTGGTAAAAATGCCGATAATTACAGTATGTATTGGGATGGTGGAACTTTACATTTTAGAAATGTAGATATAGACCTTAAAAATAGTAAAGATTTTAGCGAAATAAAAGATGGTTTAGACAAAAAAATATCTAAAGATGACATTCTAGAAGACAAAGAAATCCAAGAAGCTTTAAAAGGTAAAGACGGTGTAAATGGCGTGCCTGGTAAAGACGGAAAAGACGGAATGCCAGGAAAACCTGGAGCTGATGGTAAAACATCTTATATGCACTTTGCCTATGCGGACAGTAAAGATGGAGTTGTTGGATTTACTCAAACAGCAACAAGTGGTAAAAAATATATTGGTTTTTATACAGATTTTGTGAAGGAAGATTCTAAAGATCCAAAAAAATATGAATGGTCGTTATTTAAAGGTGATGATGGAAAAGATGGAGTTGCAGGCAAAAATGGTGTTGGATTAAAATCCACAGATATTTCCTACGGCTTGTCTAATTCTGAAACGAATGAGCCTACTAGCTGGACTAAAACAGTACCTAGTTTGGTAAAAGGTAAGTATTTATGGACAAAGACTGTGTGGGGATACACTGATAATACTTCTGAAACTGGATATACGAAGACTTATATTGCTAAAGATGGTAACAATGGTAAAGATGGTATTGCGGGAAAAGATGGTGTAGGAATAAAATCTACAACTATAACTTATGCTAATTCTACAAATGGTACTTCTGCACCTACTAATGGTTGGTCTAGTAGCATACCAAATACAAGTCCTGGTGTTTATTTGTGGACAAAAACAGTGTGGAATTATACTGATAATACTTCAGAAACTGGATATTCTGTGAGTAAAATAGGCAAAGATGGAGTAAATGGAATACCAGGAAAGGCTGGAAAAGATGGTAAAACACCATATTTTCATACAGCTTGGGCAAACTCATCAGACGGAAGCAAAGATTTTTCCACAAGTCAAGCTGGGGAAAAGTTATATATAGGAACTTATACAGACTACATCAAGGAAGATTCTAGCTACCCTAAAAAATATACTTGGCAACTTGTCAAGGGTAACAAGGGTGATAAGGGTGAGCCTGGAAAACGAGGAGTGCCTGGTCTTGATGGAAAAGACGGACACACCTTGACAGTAGAGGTATGGCTCGAAGGTGAATTTAGAAATTATAAGACAAAAGATGTTAAAAGGATAATACAAGCTAAATATGATGGAGAAGATATAGAATTAGATAGTTCTAATACCGAAGTATATAATTGCTTTGGCGATGGAGAATGGCAAAAGTCTACAATATATGATTCTTGGGGTAATATAGATAGGCGATACGAATATATAGCGAGTAAAGTTGTTGTTAGTTATAAAGGACTAAAAGCAGAAGCCTATACAAGGTTAGATAATATTAAAGATGGAGAAAAAGGCGACAAAGGAGATACTGGTAAACAAGGTATACCGGGTAAAGATGGAATTGACGGTAAAGATGGAAAAACTGGTAAAATCGGACAAAATCTTTTGAGAAATTCCAATGTTCCTGTATCTAATAAAGATTATCCGACTATAATTTGGGATGTTTGTGAAACTTTAAAAGATAATGAAATAGTAACATTTACTATGAAAGTTAAAGTTGATAGAAAGTCAAGTCTATGGATATATAACAGTGGGAGTGCAATAAACCTTAATTACAAAGAGGTAATTAAAGAAGATGATTATAAATTAATATCTTATACATTTCCTTGGAAAACATTTATAAATGTATCTTGGGGGCAAAAACATTACGAACAAACAAATCCACCAAGTATATATTTATATAATATGACTTCTAATCAAAGCCAAGATAAAATAACGACATCCATAGAATGGGCAACTCTAACTAGAGGAGATATACCATCCATAGAGTGGACGCCATGTTATGCAGATGTTGATGATGCAATAAAAGCAGGCAAGGAAGAAAGCGAAGAAATAAGCAGGAAATTAATTAAAGTCGAGAGTGATTTTAAAGTTGAAAATAACAACATAAAAGCAAGTGTAAGCTCTTTAAGTGAAACCACAGAAAGAAGTTTTGTAAACCTTAAAAAAGATATGGCAGATGCCGATACGAAGATAGAAACTGGAATTAAAAATTATGTCATTAACAACTACTCTACTAAAACCCAAACAGACCAAAAGATAAGTAAAGAAGTTGGGAGTGTTAAGACTAGTATAGGTGATATAAAACAAGAAATAACTCGTACAAAAACTAGCATTGAACAAACAGACAAAAAAATAGAAACTAAAGTTTCCAAAGACGGCTTTGCTTCCCTAGTAAAACAAGAATTTGATAGCTACAAAATACAAGCTAACAAGATAGATTTTAATGGATCTTATGTAAATGTAAAAGGAAGTTTTCAAACTCTTAATAATAGTGATGATGTTGGTGTAAAAATAGATTACAACCAAGTTACTTTTAGAGATAATAGATGGCAAGACAAAACTTTTGGTGGTTTAAGGACAACTAAAATCCTTAATGAAGATAAAGTAATAGCTGTAAATTTATTCCACTATCAAACTGGTTATACTGGAATAATGTACTGGAAAAATGAAGATAAATTATTCCATTCATATATTACTTGCGATAAATGGAACTATACAGGAAATGGAGGAATTACACCTATAATTTTCCACGAAAATGTAAATTGTTTAAGAAATTCTATTAGAATAGGTAATTGGGAGTTAGTTCCAGATGGTGATACTTTAAAAATAAAACCACACGATACAAAAGCAGGCTATATTTTTCAAAGAGGTGGTCTATATAGATATTATGCATCTGGTGGTAAAGATGTTAAAACAAAAATAGATTAAAATAGGAGATAAATTATGGAAGATTTAACACAAATTTACATTGATAAATTAGCAGAAGCCAATCACACTTCTGTTATGTTGGAAGTGGAAAACAGAAGTTTAAAAAGAAAAATAGAAGAATTGGAAAATAAACTTGGAAAGGACAAAGAAACAGATAAAGAAGCAGATAATAAAGATAAATCTATAAAAATAAAGAGAGGATAAACCTCTCTATTTTAATACAAAAAAGGAGCGATTATGTACGAATTAAAAGCAAAAGAATACTATGAGGGAAAAAATGAAACACAAGTAAGAATCCAACAAGAGAATCCTTGGAGGGATTTTATTATCTTTTTAAAAGGGGATAAAAGAAATGAGGGCGACAGCCTTTTGATTGAGCTTGGACTTAATGAAATAGCAAAAGAAGTAAATCCAAATATAGCTATTAATAAGTTAGATAATATTGTAGCAGAACTTAAAAAGGAAATAAAAACAGCCTTTGAGACCCTTGTTTTATCTAAGGATTTAAGCAAAGAGCAACAAGAAAATATCCTTAATCAATATAAGCCTTATCAAGTGGGAAAAGAATATGAAGAAAACGAGAAATTTACTTATAAGGACAAGGTATATGAAGTAATACAAGCACATAGAAGTCAAACAACATGGCTACCAGAATCAACCCCAGCCTTATATAAAGAATATTTAAGCGTAGAAATCAAGAATGAAGATGGAAGTACAACAGAGGTAGTAGCAGAGTTTAAGCAACCAACAGGAGCCCATGACGCCTATAATAAAGGGGATAAAGTTTTATTTAATGGAAAAGTTTATAAATCTAAGATAGACGCAAATACCTTTAGTCCAGAACAATTTGCTGATGGTTGGGAAGAAGTAGCTGAATAATTAAGGGAGTGTAAGCTCTCTTTTTTATATATTAGAAAGGAAGTGAGAAAATTGTGTTAGAGTTAGCAAAGGCAATAAGTGAATATGGAATCTTGATAGTTATAGCAGGTTTATTTTTGTATTTTTATATTTCAGACAGAAGAGTTTGGCAAAAAAATCAAGATAAGCAATTTGAAAGAAGTAATGAAATTAATGATAAACTAACGGAAATCATTGCTAAAAATACATCAGGGCTGGATTTGTACAAAACGAGCTTAAATAAGCATTCTTGCGATAGTAAACAAAGTTTTGATGATTTAAATTCTAAGGTGGATAGGATTGATGATAAGATTGACTTATTACATTCCACTACCAAGGAATTGGCAACCAAGGAAATGGCGGAAGAAATTAAGGAAGAAGTAAGAAATTTAAAAAAATAGGGGACTAGTATTATGCTAGTCCTTTTTAAGTATAAGGAGGAATTATGAGTAATAGTAGTTTAGTTAGTTTTCCAGATTATAGTCCTAATCATAGTGGTAGGCGTACACATCCAATTACAAAAATAGCTATCCATCATACAGCTGGAGTTTTGACAGCTGCTGGTATTGGTAGTGTTTTTAAGTCTACATCAAGACAAGCGTCTTGCAACTATGGGATAGGTAATGATAATAGGATAGTTTTAGTGGTAGACGAATGTAACAGGGCATGGACGACATCTTCTGCTTGGTGTGATAACAGGGCTGTAACAATAGAGGTTTCAAATTCTCAATATGGTGGAAATTGGCTTGTAAGTGATAGAGTTTTAAATACTCTAATAGATTTAGTTACGGATATTTGTAGGCGTAACGGTATTAAAAATTGTACCTATACTGGAGGCACAGACGGAGTATTGCAAATGCATAGATGGTATGCACAAACTTCTTGCCCTGGCCCTTATCTTGGTAGCAAATTTACCTATATTGCTAACGAGGTAAACAAAAGATTGAGGGGTGGAAGTGGTAAAAGTACATCTAATAATATTTATCGTGTAAGAAAATCTTGGGGAGATAGTAAAAGTCAAAAGGGGGCTTTTAAAAACTTAAATAGTGCCATAGATTTGGCGAAAAAGAACGGATTTAAGGTTTATGATAGTAGCGGAAAACAAGTATATCCAGAAATAAAGAAAGCAAGTACAAGTTCAAATGCAAGTCCGAAATTTATCAAGTATGAAAACTGGACGGGTATAACTCTAGACGTATGTAACGTTAGGTCAGCTCCTAATACTAATGCTCCTATTGTTGCACAATATCAAAAAAATAAACCAATACATTACGACCAAGTCTGGGAGGGTGATGGTTACAGATGGATTTCCTACATTGGAGCAAGTTCTGGAGAAAGAAGATATGTTGCTTGTAGGAGATTAAGTGGAGATACGACACCTTGGATTAAGTTTTGATTGACTTATAGTATCATATATGGTACTATAATATCACAAGGGAGGTGAAAAGTATTTGACTAAAAAAGATAAGCTTATCAAGAAAATGAAAGCAAGTCCTAGAAATATTAGTCCGGATGAAATTGAAAAAATGCTAGGCTGGTTAAATTTTGATAAAAGGAAGAACAATGCAGGTAGTCATCAAATTTTCAAAAGGAAATCTGACGGAAAAGTTTTTAACTTGGTTTTAACAAATAACCCAGTTAAAAAATATCAAGTTGATGATATACTTAAAATAATTGAAGAAGGGGAATAATTTCCCCTTTGGAAGTCAAATACTTTTAAAAAAATGAAAGATTTAAAATATTATTTATCTTTACCATGGAATTTTAAAGTTAAAAAGGTGAATGATGAGAGTGGAAGTTATTATCTAGGCTGTATTCAAGAAATACCAGAGGTAAGAGGTCATGGAGATACTTTAGATGAATGTTATGATCTTGTGATGGAAATATTAGAAACAAATTTAGAACTAATGATTGAAGATGGGGACAAAATACCAGAACCAGTTGATAAAAATTATTCTGGAAAATTTAATGTAAGAATACCTAAATCTCTTCATAAAAAATTATCAGAAGAAGCAGAAGATGAAGGTATATCATTAAATCAATTAGCAGTTTATAAATTAAGTATATAAGTTTTAAGCGATTACATTTGTAGTCGCTTTTTTAGTGGATAAAAAGGAGATAATATGGATAATAATTTAAAAATGTTTATAATTGGAATGTTAGCTGTTGCTATTGTATATAGCATAATTACTTTTTTAAATTATAGTAAAGAATATACAAAAGAAATAAAAAATGAAAGGGTAAATTATACCCTAGACAGGTTAAATAAGATTATAGGAAAAGCCGTGGGAGCAGCAAAACAAGTAATAGTTGATAATGCGAAAGATGATGGGACTTTTACACCTTCATTTGGCAAAGAAGTAAGAGATGAAGTGTTTGAATCAATTTTGAAGGTATTAGGAGATGAGGGAAAACAACTTTTAAATGAAGCGTTAGGCGATTTAGATGAATATATCTCAAACGGCATAGAAGATGAAGTTGATAAATGAAAATAGTATAATATTATTGATAGGTAAGCAGCATATGGTGTTTACGAAATTTTCTACAATGACCACTGGCTTTTGCTGGTGGTCTTTTTTTTGTGTGGTATAATTATTGTAGATATAGTGAACTGGTCGTGCTAAAGCCGACTGCGAAATTTCCTACCTTAAATGTGGTAGGATTTTTTGTTTTGTAAAGTATAATAGTATTGATCAATTAGTTTTGTTACGACAGACTAAGACAAAAAGACACTTGGGAAGGAATTAAGCTAGATTAATTATCTATGCTCCTGGGGTGTCTTTTTTTATGCTTATAAAAACTTAAAGTTATTTTGCAAGTGATACTATTGGTATACTTAATCATTTAATCGGATTATACGTTAAATTATAAAGGATTGGCTTATTTACTAGGTTTGAACTAAGTCATATAAAAAAGGACTGAATTAACAGTCCCTTTATTGCATGATTATGATTATTTCAATTCGTTTTCCAAAGCCTCTACTATTATATCTTTCATAGTTTTTCCTGTTTTCTCGCTTTCATTTTTTAATTTATTATGTAAGTTTTCAGGAATCAATAAACTAAATGCAATATTACCTTCTTCTTCTATTTCAAACAAGCTTTCATATACATCGCCATCTAAATTTTCTTCAATCCATTTTTTCGCTTCATCTTCCGTTATAGGAGTTATTTTACAGCTGCCAGACCAACTAGTTGTACCTGTTTGGATTGCATAACTTGAAGCTGGTCCACCTTCTCCATACATAAAAAACTCTCCTGTTTTCTTTCTGTAAATTTCTTCACACTCGTATTGTAAATCGGCTGAATTGTCGAGATTTTCCCATTTTCCTATAAATTCTGCTGTTTCTGTATCGTACCTTTTTCCATTAATTATTTTTTTCATTATTTTCTCCTTTTAATATATTTTTATTTGTGCTATAATTTAATCAAGCAAAAAGCTCATCAAGGTGAAAAGCCTTGCGGATTGAAATATGTTTTTATTAGTGTTTCAGTTTCTGATACAAGAGGGGGTATTTAATATCCCCTCATTTTTATATTGTTTTTAAATTTTCTTCTACAATTCTTTTTAAATCTTCATCTTCTTCGTATTTTGTTTCCATAATCAACTCATCTGTTTTCAAATCTATATAAGCATCACCTACTTTATTTTTCATTTTTCTTGCTTTGTTATTGGATACTGATACTCCATTTACAAAGGCTTCTTCTATCGAGCCTGTATGTCGATATTTGCAATAGATATTGGATAATTTTATACCTGCATTATTTAGATACAATCTATCCATATCTAACATCGTCCACCTTTTAGCTCCCATTTTTATTAATTTTTCTATTTTTTCTTTATTCATAAGATTTTTATTTTTATATTTTAACCATATATATCAAATTCATCATCTTCGCCATAAACTGTATACCATGTTAAATTGTAATGTTGTCCACTGTTACCGTTGTTTTCAACTTCCCTTACAAATTCATTTTCTTCTATTTCTTCAAATTCTTCTTCTGTAACTTCTTTGCCTGCAAATTTGTTTTTTAATTCTTCAAATGTCATTGTTTTACTCCTTTATTTATAAATTTTAATATTGTTTATTTCTATTTTGTTTATTTGGTTTATTATAAATTCTATTCCTATCAAACTTTCTTGTTTTTCTGTGCATTCTTCAAAAAAATATTTTATATTTTCATCTTCTTTTTCATTTAAATTTCCTAAGTCGTCTAAAATCCAACTAAAGTTTTCATTTGCATTCTCGTTCCAATTTTTTATTAATTCATTTTCTGTTTTTCCATTTGCGTATGTGTAATTATTGTAATTATCGTAAATTCTCAT